GCCTCTGCGGTGTCCTTTTTCACGAAGAACAGGCGGTTCTTGAACAGCCAAACCTGCGACAGCGTAGAGGTATCGACGCCGGTTATCGCCAGCGGCGAAGAGGAAGCGTTGACAGCCTGCCAGGATGATCCGTCGAATACCTGCGCCTCGTCCGCGCCATTCACGGCGTAGAGGAATACGTCCCCCGTCGTGCCGATCTGCGCGGTGCTGTAGTAGCCCGCCGTTTGTCCCGTCACTACGTTGGTAGCGGTTACGCCCGGGTTGAGGCCGGTTACGTCAGCAATGCCCGTTGCCGTAGCGGCGAACAGCGCCCCGTCCGTGGGGTGGTTGTAGCGGAACAGGCTCACCACATCGGAATCCACCGTGGCCGCATGTTCCAAGCCACCACGGATGCGCGCGCCGCGATTGGTCGGAATCCAGTTCTCGGCGACGAGCGCACCATCTGGCTCGTCACGGCCCGCCTGACGGTTGAGGACAAGCCCTCGGACCGGCGCGGGGACCGTGACCCACTCGACGGCAGGCCGCGCCTCTGGGGCTACTGCGGCGCGCATCAGGGCTTCCCGCTCGCTCGCGCCATCGGGGGCATTCCTGCTTGGCCGTTATCCGCCGCAATCCCGCGCCCCAGTGCGATTTCATACGTCTGCATATCTTCGGCGTAGGGCAAACCCTTCTGCTTCCGCCACTCCCAGACGATGCCGAGAGACAGGAGCCGGGGATCAAGCAAGAACGTGTCCGTATCCGCAACGAATGAGCGACCATCGCCCGTCGCCGTCGAGACCAAGACGTTGCTCACGTACTGCAGGGACAAGACCTCTCCCACACTCAAAGCCGGGTAGACGTCGATAAACTCGCCCGATTGCATCCACACTTTGCTTGGAAGTGCGGCGCTGCGGCTCATGGCCTTCTGGAAGCTGTCAGGGTTGGTCAGGTGGTGCAGGTTGTCCTGCACGGCGCTGGAATAGAGCTTAGCCCCCTCGGTAAGACGCCAGAAATCATCCGGCATCGCAAAGCGGGTCTGCCCCTCGCCCTGCAGCGTTGCGGTTGCCCGGATCGCGGTCCAGTCGTGGGCCTCGCCAATCCGCTTGGCGCATTCGGTCGCCATATCGGTCAGCTCTTGGGTGGCGACCACATCGGAACCGAAGGCGAAGTCCGGCTGAGGAAGGCCAACGACCAGCGCCGCCGATTGAATGATGGTCAAGATTTGGCGCTCGGTATCGACCGAGGACGGGGGCGCGACAAGCGTCATGGCGTAGCTCCTGCTGTCCGCATGGTCATGCCCTTGAAGCGCTCGGAGGCGTCCTGAGCGTTGATCTCGGCAACAAGCTCGGCCATGTAGGCCCGCGCTCCTGCGGCTTCCTCGACGCGCTGTGCGCGGCTCAGGGCCTGCGCCATGACCGCGGCGAGGTAGCACTCGAAATTCGACGTAAGCAGCCAATTGGTTCCCGCCGTGGTCAGCGACGGAAGCGCGGCGTAATACACGAGGTCATAGTCGCCTTCGCCCTGGCTCACCTTGAATCGCCCACCGGTCACCGTGTAGCCGTGCGTGGGGCCTTGCAGGATTTGCTGGAGAGGCCGATGCGGAATGGGGCAGTTCGCGCGCATCACGCTCCGCATCATCAGAAAGTCGTCAGGAAGCGCCGCGTTTCCGTCCGCGTCCGTAGACAGCGTGACTTCGGATTCCATGTCCCCCGTGCGAAGGCGGCGGTTAAGCTGCGCCTCTGCCATCGGAACGATGATATCCACGTCAACCGCGATATCCGGGATGCCCGTGCGGTCTGTCGCTTCGGAGATCAGGCGGTTGTAGGTGGTCATCAGACACGGCCCTCGAATGTACGGAACGCAGCGTTGTCGCCGTCGTTTAGCCACTTGGAGAGGTACTTGTCGTCCTTCTGCGCCTGCGCCTCGGCAAGCTGCTCGAAGTAGACGTTCAGCGGGATGGAGGCGATGCGCCTGCCCCCGCCCCATTTCGCGCCCTGATGGGCTGCGCGCGCCTCTGCGTTGGCCTCTAGGGTCTTCGCAACCGGATAGTCGGTGCGGTAGATCCAGCTTTCGCCGTCGAAGTAGCGCCACACGGTGCGCCCGGTATGCTTGTCGTGATCGAACAGCTCGAAGCCGTTTTCGTCACGGATCGCCATTGGGTCAGCCCTCGCCCGGCAGAGGATCGGCGCGCTCGGCTTTGCCGTCCGCAATCAACTGTCGTGCCGCTGAAACCGCGATATCGATGGTCTCGCCCGCCTTGCGCCGATTTCCCGCCGCATCCCAGGTGTCATAGGACAGCAGAACCGGGGTGGTGGGTTCAGCCGGGGCATCTGCACCCGCCTCGATAGCCGCAGCGATCTTGTCGGCGCCCCAACGCTTGTCGATTTCGACGCCCGCCTCTTCGGCCTTCGCGATCAGTTTTTCCTTGGTCATGCCGTTCTCCGGTTGCTCATATGAAAAGGGGCAAGCCGAAGCCTGCCCCTCTCAATCGTTTGTCGCCTTGGATCAGGTCGAAGCGGTGAGGCCGAACACGTCAGCGATGACGCCCAGGCCCGCCTCGTTCTTCACGCACAGCGTACCCTCGCCCAGCATGACCGCGCGGGATGCGTCGGAGTCCTTCGGAAGGTCCTTCACCCGCTTGATCTTGCGCAGCCAGTCGAAGGACAGCATGTCGTCATCGATCAGGAACGCATTGCGCGACGTTGCCGCCGTGGTCATGACACGGTTCGGGATGACCGCCACCTTGCCGAACGGACCTTCGTACATGTCCGCGTTGGCGATGATGGTGTTGCCCTCGCCGTTGGTCACGGCATGGCGGAACGGTGCGACGTTGGCGTCCGACATGAACTTGACGAACACCGACTTCACATAGGGCGAAACCACGAGGTTCTTCGGGGTGCCGCCCGCCTCGTAAAGGTCCTGCATGGTGTCATCCAGCAGTTCCTTGGTGAACGCGCGTTGCGTGCCGTCGGTGGCCGCGACCGTGAGGCCAGTACCGCCGTTGAAGCCGCCATTCGCGCCCGTCGCACCACGGGATGCGTTGGTTTCGATCCACGAGGGCAGACCGCCCAGCTCACGGGTTGCGCCCGCAACGGAAGCGTTGTTGCTGACGATCGCGAACTCGGCATCCTTACGGATTTCGATAGCCCGCTTCATCATCTGCTTTTGCAGACGCTCCAGTTGCGCGGCGTTGTCCACCGCCTGCTGGGTGTCCGACACGATGGCAGTCTTGCGCATGATCTGCGTGTAGTTGCCAACGCGCGTCGGGGGCGTGATCGCGTCATAGGTGAAGGTATCACCTTCCGCCACGACGTTCGCGCCCGGTGCGGCCAGTTCATCGATTTCCCACTCCGGGTGCGTGGTCTTGGCGGAGCCTACGCCAGCAAGGGAGTAGATCGGGGTGTCCTCGGGCGTGATACGGTTCACGACGTTGGACAGTTCTTCGCGGTTGCCCACGGCAGACGTGGACACGAAGGTATTGGTAACTGCAGCCATTGCTACGATCCTTTAGGGAAGGATCAGTCCCAAGCGATATCCACGTTGAGGGCATCGTTGAGCGATCCGGTTTTCTGGAGTCGCCTCATTGCCGCTGCGTTCGTCCGTCCATCCGTCGCCGCCTTCGCCTTTGCCGCCTTGGGCTTGGGCTTGGCATTGACCCGCCGCTGTGCGTTCTTGGCATTCTCCTGTGCCCGCTTCCCGATCTTGGCCAGGTGGACCATTTGCAGGACGCGGTGATCGCCGGTCGTGGCGATTTCTTGCTCAGAGAAGCCAAGTTCCTTCGCAAACCCGGTCACGTCAGCCATGAAGGCTTCCATGCGTTGTGGGTTGCCAAGGTGCGGCATCGCCTGAACCAGCTTCTCCTGCTCGGCAGCACGCAGTTGAGACATTTCTGCCTCTTGCCGTTGCTGCTGCTGGTTTTGGGCTTGGCTCTGGGCGTGCTGAACCCTTTGGAGCATCTCCATGGCCTGTTCATGCAGAACCAATTCGCTTTGGTATGCCGCCGGATTGCTCTGCGCGAGGGCGAAGCTCGGCTTCTGGGGGATCAACTGTTTGATGAAAGACTGTGCAGCTTGAAGCGATTGTGCGAGAGACCGTTCGTGCTCGCCAACGCGGGCCGTGCTCTCTTCGAGGGCCTTGCGCTGTTCCGCAACTTCGGTGGTTTTCCGCGTGTAGTCAGCCTGCAGCATCATCCCTTTCTCGACTTCATCGAGGGTTAGGGTTTCGCCGCTGGAAAGCGTGACCGTCACGGCGTCCTCGTCGGAGTCCTCGGCACCTGCCTCGACTTCTTCCGCTTCCCCTTCTTCGGGCGCATCTTCGGTCTCGGCTTCGTCCTCCGGGTATTCCGCGGGGGCGTTCTCGTCGTCTCCGATTGCCTGCTCCGGGGCTTCGAGGTTGTCAGCACTCTGATCCTCGAAGTCGCCGAAATCGACATTGTCGTAGTCAACAGTAGTCGTGTCCTGAATTTCGTCAGGCGTCATGCTCAACCTCGTTTGGTTGGTGGTCGCGGGTCCGTTTAGACCGGCGAACCCGTGCGCGGGGCCTTGGTCAGAGGCTTCAAGATCGCCTCCAACTGACCTCGCACGGATCGGATGGCGCGGACCTCGCACAAAGCGGATCGGCGCGTCTCGTCGTCGTCAGATCGTGCGTCCACAGCGCGTTCCATCGCCTCCGCTTCGATCTGCGACAGTGTTTCTTGTAGCAATGCGCTACCGAGAAGCTGGTCAGCCTCTCCAGCGCGCGGGTGCGGCTCAGCCATTCAGGCCACCCGGCAGAATGTTGGGAACCGGAGCCGCTGCGTTCATCTGTGCGGCCTCGCGCTTACTGATCATGTCGGCTTCGATCTGGGCTAGGGCCACGCGCTCTTGCTGTGCCAGCTTCTCCCGCTCGATTGCCCACTTGGTTTCGTCCGCGATCTGCCGCGCTTCGATTTCAGCGCGCTTGACCTGCAAGTCTGCCTCCATCTGTGCCCGCTCCTTCTCGCGGGACGACTGCACCTTCATCTGCTCAACCTGCATCTGCAGTTGAAGCTGGGCCTGCATCTTCTGGACTTCGGGGTCGGGCGCGTTCTTGGCCGCTTCCATCTTCGCTGCGATCTCCTGCGGATCAGGGCGCTTGAAGTACGGGTCCGCCGAGGGGAAGCCTGCCGTTTCGGTCAGCTTCTCCAGCATGTTGTATAGCTGCTCAGCCCCCACGAATGGGTTGTCCACGCCAAGGCTGGTGACGATCTCCGTCTGCAGCATCTTGACGATCTGGAGCATCTGCATGTCGCGCTCGCGGGTGCCTGCTCCAAGGCCCGTGTTGACGGTGCAATCCATCTCCGCAGACCACGCCGCCGGGTTGTACTCCACCCACTGGCCGCGCATCCGCACCGTGCGGGGCTGGTCTGCATGGGCGATCACAAGGCGAAGAATGCCCTGGAACGCCCGCCGCACCCCCTTGGCGAGGCTGCGGACCATCATATCGGCCCGTGCAACTCCAGCGTCATTGATCAGGTTCGCCGCCGTGGCCGTCATGTTGACGAAGCCCTCGGGATCAAGCCCGCCGCTTGCATCGGTGATGCCGGTGCGGTCCTGCAAAAGCTCGTCCATGTAGCCGAGCATCGCAAAGCTGTCCTTGGCATACATCGGCACCGGCTGCCACTGGATCGCCTCGTTCACCGAACGGCCATTCTTGAGCATGATCGGCTCCCCGATCTGCCGATCCATGAACTGGTCAGGGTCCTGCAGGGCGCTAAAATCCACGGCAGGGGTCAGGTTCGCCTGCTGATAGAGGTTGTCCAGCGTGGCGCGGAACAGCACCGACTTGATGCGCTGGACTTCCTCTACGTCCTCGGCAACAGAGCGCCCCTCGAACTGGTGGGCCTCTTCTTCGCAGACCACCTTGGAATAGGGCGCTTCTTCGACTTCTTCCTTTTCGAGAATGACGCGGCCCATGCGGCCTTCGTCGTCTTCCCCGGTATTCGCCAGCACGATCTTGTGAAGCTCGGCGATGCCGTCGTCGTCCTCGTCTAGGCGGACGTACAGCTCGTAGATTTCCACGCGCTGCATCGCCTTACGGACGTGGACCTCGCTTTCGTTGTAGTCGTCGCCAAGGCGCGCTTCTTCGTCGTCATCGTCCGCGCGCTGGTCAACCTTCGGCAGGCTGTACACCTTCTTGCGGTCATACCCACGGGCGATCAGGTCCGAGCGGGTGATTTCCTGACGCTCACCGACAAGCGGGCTTGCCTCGATGCTCTCCGCTCCCGGCATGATCAGGAACGACCCGCGCGGCACGGCTTCGAGCCGCACGTCCACGCGCTCCTTCACGCGCTTGATCTTGAAATCGTGCCGCCGCGCCTCGGGGTTGATGGCCAGAACGCCCGGGTCCGTCTCTTCCGTCTCCTCGTGCTCCAGAAGCTCTACGGCAGGGTCATCAAAGATGCCGACAATCGCCTCGTCTGGCTGGTCCGTGTAGGACTGGATTACCACATCGCGCTGCTGATAGGCGCACCACTTGAGAACGCCGGTCTTGAGCAGCATGGCGTCGGAGAACGCTGCCTTAAGGGCTGTCTCCGCGCCGCACTCCTTGACCACGACCCCGTTGATGTAGTCCGTGGCCTGCTGGGCCGCTTCCTCGTCCTCCTGGCCGACTGGCAGGAACTCCACCAGCTTTTCGCCAGCAAAGAAAGTCCGCATGACCGAGGGAAGCACCTTGAGAACCACCGCACGCAGATCTCGGGAGACGACCTTAGAGCGCCCGTCCTCTGCGGGCAGGTCATGCATCACGCCGTCGTAGTACTCCAGCGCCCGCTTGCGGCCTACCTCCTGCTGGTCAAGGTGTTCCTCGGCGTCTTCGATGAGCCGCGCAAGATGGGCCGTGAGCATGTCTGTCATGTCTGGCCTTTCAGTAAATGCCTTTGCGGGGGCGGTACTTGGGGATTGGCGCTGCTGCGGCCTGCGATCCCATCACCCCCGTGCGGAAAGCGTCCGCCCCGTGGCTCGCCCAATCGTGCAGAGGCACGGGCTTGAGTGTTTGCTTTTTCTGGTCGTACTCAGCGCGATACATGCGCAGGCAATCCATCCCGCGCTCCATGTTCTCGCCTTCGCTGTTGAACCAGATTTGCGGAAGCGCCATTCGCACCGCATTGATCCCATCGTCCACCGAATGCCGGGGCACGATCTCGCATTTCAGACCGCGCCCCTCCAAGAATTGGCGTCGGCTCTTGCCGGTCTGTAGCTCTCTCGCGTCACCATCGTGCGGCAACAGATTGAGATGCACCGGATACGGGCGGCGCTTGATCCAGTCTACGTAGTGGTCCAGGCCTTCGCCGCTGGCCTCGTAGTAGTCCAAGACGTGGCGCTCACGCCCGATGCGCTGCACCGTCCAAATCGCCGTGCTGTCCCCGATGCCGAGGTCCCACCACGACTCCACGTCCGCGCTCTTGTCGTAGCTGATGGGCCGGATGCGTCCTGCGCTGTCCGCCTCTGCCATGTCTTTGCCGTAGTAGGCCCCAATCACCGAAGCGTCGAAGCTGCACTCGTACTCCTGATCGTACTGCTCCGGCGTCATCATGCGCCGCGCATCCATCAGCTCAGATTCTGGGATCACGCCCGTGCGGCTTGCGGGATAGCGCCCGCTGAACCACGCATCGTCCGTCCTGCTTTGCTCATACACATCGCGAAAGGCGTTGCGGCCCTTCGGCGTGCCGATGAACGTTGCCCAGCCTCTGCGATCAGAAAGCGCAGGGCGGATGACCTCCGGGAAGGCGCGGGGGTCCTGGTCCCCTGCCTCGTCAATGATGCACCCGTCGAGATACAGCCCGCGCAGGCGGTCGTAGTTCTCGGCCCCGTAGAGCCTGATGCGCGCCCCGTTGTGCGGGAAAGTAACGGACAGCTCGCTTTCGCTGACCTTCATGCCGGGAATGCTGGCCGTGTACTCCTTGAGGTACGCCCACGCCACGTCCTTCGCCTGCTGGTAGGTCGGGGCGATGTAGGCGAAGCGCGGCTCTCTGTTCGTGCTGCCAATCGCCTTGATCGTCAGGTCCATGATGCAAGCGACCGTCTTGCCGTAGCGCCGGTGTGCGACGATGCAGGCCCATCGCTCCTTGCGTTGCAGGTACGGCCTGACAAGCTCGCGAGGAACGAACGTCAGCTCAACTGTTGTCATTTCCACCGATGACGGCGACGATCTTGAGGGGCGCGTCTTCGTTGCCGGAAAGCTCTACAGCCTTCAAGTCCGGCAAGACCTTGTTAAGCAACGATTTTGCTGCGTTAACTTGGGATGCATCCATCAAGGGTTCGTCTGACTCGATGTGCTTCATGAGCCGGTTGATGATGACGCCCGCTTTGATCTTGGCGCGCGTGTCTTCGTTATGCCGGAAGCCCGGCGCTCGTCCTGACATGGTTGATACTCCGCTAGTTGCGGCTCCCTGTTGCAAGGGGTGGTGGCTGGTGTGCCGTTAGACGTCTTCCTCGTACCAGGTGAAGACCATACGGGCGGCGTCCTCGCCCTCTCGCCAAGGCTGGCCTTGAATGTAGAAGCCGAAGGACTGGCCATCTCCGACGATCCGGGTGGCGTCAGGGTTGTCGTCGTCCACGTTGAGAAGCTGGCCCCCGTTGGGGAGGAAGCCTTGGGCGGGGACGGCCTGCGCGGGGTCGGTGTCGATCCGGTCTAGGTTCACGTCGAAACGCATTTCCATCGCGCTTGCGGGTGAGCCGGTCAGGCGGTTGTTGCCTGTCACGGGACTGGGGTTTGCACCGGCAGGCCACACGGGGCCGAGAACGAAGCCGTAGAGCGACGGGCGGCGACCCTCGGGAAGGTTGCTGCCCATCTTGCGAGCGACGAAATGACAGGTCTTTCCGCTTCCGGTGGGGTTGGTAAAGACGACGTTGAGATACCGACCTTCGGGGAGGGCTACGCTTGGCGTGGCTCCAGTGTAGGCCGTCCCGTTGCGGACAGCCTCGGAATACCGGGTGGCCGATGCCGCAGACGAAGACCGATCCACGACGCGCACGTTGACGCTGTCGCTGTCATCGATCCGAACGCGGTTGTTGTTGCCCTCTTGCGAGATGCCGAAGATGGAAAGGACCATGGCGGGCCTCCTACTCAGCCGCGTTGATGCGGTTGATGATATCGGCCTTGGCCATCTCCAGCGCGCCAAGAGCGTGAACGTTCTCCGTCCCTTCGCTTGCCATCGACACCCAGCTATCGCCACCGTTTCCCACCAAGACAATGCCGTGGATTTGCCCGCGCTCAACCATATCGCGGCACTCATCCAGAAGGGCGAGGCACTGCGCCTTCACCTGATCCTCCGTGAGGTACGCATCACCGCCAAAGATGGACTGGACGTCTGCCATATAAGGCCTCCGTTGACGCTTTCGCGCATGTCGGGTGCTTACGGCTGTGGGGAGGGCCGCAAAAGGAAAGCGGGCTGGAACGTGAAAGGGGCGCACTAGCATTTCACTAGACGCACCCCGTCACCGCACAGATAGCACACTTTCGCGAGCGATCAAACCCCTATTTTCCACTGAACGCACAAAGCGCCCAGACCGGCCACGACAACCGACTGAGCCGCCACGGGCCGATCTGCCCAGAACACGTCCAGAAGGTGCCCAAGAGTGCGCCCGCTCACTGCGTCACAGACCTCCTGCCAAGCTTGCGAGGTTGCAATATCCCGTCCCGTGATCTCGTCGCTGTCGTGCCCTACGGGGGACATGTCGAGACAGGACCGCTGCGAGGGGGAGCCGTGGACCGCGTAGGCGATATCCTGGAACTTGCGCGCGGCCTCTAGCTGGTCGTCTGTGATCCACCCTGCCTGCCGTAGCTTCGCGGCTACGTCGCAGGCTTCGTCCAGCGCGTAGGCCGTGCCCGCCACCTCTGCGTCCACCAGCCGGAACTTGCCGCAGCGCAAGCGCTCCGGCGTGGGGCGGCGGTTTCCGTCGCGGTCCTCGAAGTTGCGCTTCTGCGGGGGCTGCTTGTTGAGGCGCTTCTTGGTCTTTGCTCGTGCCATGTGGTCTGTCCTCTTGCTGGGGGCTGTCAGGCCCAGATCAGGCGATCTACGCCGTACTTGCTGCACCGAGATTGAACGGCGCGGCGGCGCTGCCACTCAGCCGCTTGTTCCGTCAGCCCTGCGATGAAACCCCGGTCATATCCGGGCGGGGCAGACAGCCAGACGCCGGACACTTCGCGGGGCTTAGACCAGCCGTAGCCAAGCAAGGCCCCCTCCGCTTCTCGCAGTTGGTCCTGTGGGCTGTAGCGCGTGCCCCGCCTGTCAGAGATCGCGAACATCTCGCATACCGCCATGCGTCCGTCCTCCTGTCCTGTTTCAGTTCGCAGAGTCCTGAGCGCAGCGCATTTCCGCCTGCTCAGTGGTTTCGCCGTCGCGCGGGGCCTGACGGTCAAGAATGCTGTTGGTGATGCGCAGGATGCGTCTGAGGCGGTCTGCGGGCAGGTAAGCGCCAAGTGCGGCGATCTGGGCGCGGTCGCTCATTGCCCTGCCCTCGCATCTTCCAGCGCGGCCCGGAGGTTGCGGATTTCCTCGTCCTTCCGCCGGATCGCGGTGATGTGCGCTTCTAGGCGGAGGTATGCGAAAGAGCCGTTCACGCGGTAGTCGGTCCACGAGGGCTTGTGCACGCAGTCTTTGGCGTAGATGCGTTCGGGCATGTCGCTCATTCTTCGGCCTCCCATGCGGCCATGACGGTGGGAAAATGCTCGCGGAGGGCCTTGGCGGCGCTTTCTGCAATCCACTGGTGTTCCCGCTGGGTGCCGTTGCCGCCCCGGAGGCCGACGTAGTGAAGCCATGAGCGGAGCGTTCCGGCCATGTGAATGCGGGTGGGGGTCAGGCCCTCGGGCAGAAGCGCACGTGCTTGCTCTTTGGCAACGCCAGCCTTGAGCATTTCGTGGTAGACCGCTATGGCCGCGACCCAAGTTTGAGTCTGGAAATGGCCGAATGCGTCCGCTTTGCGCTGGTCCTCGCAATCCAAGCTGGACTGTCGGTTCGTCGTGTCCTGCATCCGGCATTCGCGCGGAACCATGTCCAGCGTGACCGCCGCATATCGCTGGCTGAACTCCTGGAAGGAGAAGCTGCGGTGGCGGATGATCTGCCGGGAAATGTCGCGGGTCGTGTCGATGCACATCTCGACGTGCGCCATCTCGAAA